TTTCGGCAGATACTCGTTCGGATTCTGCCGACCCCCTCCCCGTTTCAGCAGTCTTTCTTACCTGTTCGTTAGATTCACGTGTACCTTCAGTGGTGACACGTTTCTTTTCTGCATTATCCCGTGTAGTTTCAGCAGTAGAACGTCCAGTTTCTGCAATCTTACGTACATTCTCATTAGTAACGCGTACTGATTCAGCAGCTTCCCGGGCTTGTTCTTCGTGGGAACGATTCGTCTCGGCTGTCTGCCTGGATTGTTCGGAAGCATTACGACGGGATTCAGCAGTTTCACGGGTTGATTCATTACCTTCAACAGTAGCCTCTAATTGACGCATATCGCTAGTTGCAGACTTGGCATCATCCGTAGCCTTGAGCATATTATCCAAGGCTGTCTGAACCTTCTCTAAACCGAATTTAAGGCTTGTCCTAACACCGTTGATTATCCGGTAGCCGATAGTGTAGAAGCCTTTCATGTCGCTGGCTTCGTTCAACTCTGATATTCTTTTCTTTTTTAATGGCATAATACATCAATTTAAGTCAATATAAAACTCTCCGTCCTCTGTCATGATAAACTCACCAGCTTCGGAGGCAAGCAAGAACTCCGTTTCTCCGATCCGGAAGCTGGTAAATACAAGCTTTAAAGTGAACTCCCACCAGATGCCATTATTTAGCATGAAATCATTGGTCTGGCAACTCTTATAATAGCAGGGATAGCTTTCACTCCACTCGTCACAATAAAATATACGTTCCGCATCGGAATACTCATATCCTTCATCATCAGTCTTGGCGGATAGCCGTGTCAAGTCATGGAGTAACGCATCACGATTGCGCCAAAACCCTTCAATCGTCCCGGCCCGCATCAGGCATTTGAGAGATACTTCTTTGGTTTGGAATTTCACAACTTCACCGTCATAGGTTGCTCCGTCCTGACGTTTGAAACTCTGTAATAGGTTTTTCTTTACTGCCGGAGTTTTCAATATCTCGGCATTACTACCTTGAAGAACTACCACGCCATAATCAGACAAATCCTTATTATCTATTTCATATCCCTTTGGCATAGGAATATAGTTAGCAGGTTCCCGGTAGACGTAATCAGCCGGACGGGGGAAATCATTGGTAAAAGAAAACTTAGCAACCTCATGACCTGTATTGATAACATAGCTATTTTGAGAAGATAGTCGTAAGGTATATGTTCTGTCAATCAATGGAAAACGGAACTCATGATAACTTAAGTCCGAGAGCTTATCAATAAGTCCGCCAATGCCTAGACTACCTATATATGCAAACTCAATGCTTACTTCAGTCGTATCCAGTGTAGGACTGGAAAGATCAAATTCCTGTCCGTCCTCTTCCGGCCAATCATTTTTATCAGGTTCCTTCATGGCAGGAAATGCTACAAGATTATTATAGCTTCCTTTTGCAATGCATACACCTAGACTGATATATGCATCTATTCCGTCTATGTAGAATTGTCCTGTCATCGCTTTAACGTTATGCCTTTAGTATTTAATGTATCAATCCCCATTCTGATAGATTCTATCGACTTCTCAATAGCTTCGAGACGTGCAGTATGACTACTAATATCTGACAAGTAAGTAATGATAAGATCACCATTTCTCATCATTTCGTTCATATTTTTGTCCATGTTAGAGAGATATGCAAGTTTTTCTACAATCTTATCCGTATTGGAATATATCTGTTTTACTCCTTCATTGATTGAATAAGTATGTTCTTGTACAACGGCAAGCCGTCCATTATTTTCAGTCACAGAATCTTGTGAAGCAGTTGCAATTCCCTTCTTGGAAACTTCACGCTTAGAATCTTCATCGCTATCCCAACCGAAAGACTTAGCCATTTCTTCACGGTTATGCATCATATCTTTGACAATCTGTTGATATTGATTTTTCAGTGCATTTGCTTCTTCTTCTGTTATTTCCTTATCGCTTTGGGCAGCATCACTCCATTGTCCATAAAGAGCATTTATACGGTCTTGATACTGACTAGCAACTAACCCTGCCATGATTGACTTACGTAAATATCCCTCAAAGTTATCACACATATCTTCAAAAGAAGTATCCATATCGGATAACTGGTCAATAAACCCATTGTAGAAGGAATCAATATCAACCCCTGTCATGGCTTGATTAAGAGCATCCCTCAGTTCATTCGCTTCATCTTTACAGGCTACGATGCTATCCAAATTTTCACGGATTCTGGCATCAATCAAGCTCCATGCTTCCGGCATTCGGGACTGGATGAGGAACAATTCATCTCCTGACAAACTATACAAGTCTGTCATGGAGCTTATTGATTTACCTAGGATGTCGCTCATCTGCTCAAAACCACCTACTGCACCGACATTTTTGTTAGAATGCCATTCTGCACTATGAGACTTCCAACTTGCACCGGCACGTCCAGAAGCGGTGGCAATCTTTTGAAGATTAATAACTTTCTTCTCGTAATTATCCAACGCTTGGATAGCAGATTTTACAGAAGCAAATCCACCACCAAAAACTATCCCCTCCTTGCTTTTGTCAATAATACGATCATAGACCTTATTTATTGCCTCAAGTTGTTCCTTTACTCCTTCATAATAAGCGGTACCGTCCGGCCCCCCAAAGAAACTGGATATAGTTTTAGTTATACCGGCAAGAATCCCCGTAGTTGATGAAATTATACTGAATGGCTTTGTTAAATCAATGCTTTCAAGCCCGTTCATGATTTGCCCTAATCCGGAAAGAGCACCGGAAATAGATTCGGGGACCTCAACACCTAGATTTGTAAGCATATCAACTAAGTTATTACCGGCGTTTACCAACTGTTGCCCTTGTTGCCCTATACTATTAACCGCTTTTGTCAATTTGCCTTGCGATTCAAGACGCCCCTTCTGCGCATCAGATAAATTTCTTTCTGCCTGCTCCTGAGTAAGCAACTTAGTTATCAGTTTTCCGGTTTCATCAGTATATGTTCCAACAACAACTTCTCCACCCTCTTGTATTGTATTCAAATCCTCTTGCGCCTTTATTACGGCTTCTGTAGCATTTTTATAGCCTTCAATGCCTTGTTTAAGTTCCCCGAAAGGATTTCTTTCTGCAATCTTCAAATCAATATTACTGAATGCTTCTTGCAGTTCTTTTAAATCAGTCGGTTTTAAATCTTTCGCGGACTTATTTATTATCTCTTTCAGTTTATCACGCATCTTGGTGAGAGTTTCCGTAGACTGTGTATTCAAGTCCCCGAAAATATCTGCAAAATTGATAGTCTTCTTTAGTTCATCAAAAGTTACTTCTTTCAGTTTACTATCCCGTTCTTTTTTTAGAGACTCTTTTTCACCCTTGGTTGTAGCTTCTGCTATCTTCTGATTATATTCCGCATTGATAGCAGATTTCTTTTGTTGAAAGTTTCCATATTCAACAAGATACTCATTCCAAGCTTGCATCTCCTCTTTATAGGGAGCAATAGCCTGTTGTATCAACTCGTTTGATATTAACTCGTTAAACTTTATCGTATTGACCTTTACAATAGAAGGATCAAATGTTTTTTTTCTGTAGCTTTTATCTTTCTTAGCGTTTAATTCTTCCTGGGCGTCGTACTTATCTTTTTCAGCCCGAATGACAGCTCGGATATAATCTTCTTTCTGACGTTTTAACACCTGGATTTCTTTTTGGTTATCTAATTCGCGTTGAGCACGCACCTTAGATTCTCCGGACACCATAGCATCAATTCTAGACTGCGCTATTTGATTCTCCAAGTCTTCGGTTTGACGTTGGCTTTCTAACTTTTGTTTATCTAGAAGGATAGCATACTTTTCCTGTTCTTCATGTAATTTTTGTGCCTTATCATCCTGTTTGGAAAATGAATCATAAACTTTTAATTCTGTCTCTGCTTCTTTTAGTTTTTTGATATTTTCTTTGTAGGAAGTAATAACGGCAGAATCTATCCCTTTGAACTTTCCAGCATCCATTTGCTTCTTTTGTGCTGAAGCGATTGATTCCAATGCTTTCGTAGCATCATCCTTTTGCTTGGTCCAATAAGCTTTATCCGTTTTAGTCTCTACTTTTTTGCTAACCCCACTACCTTGTAAAGCTTTCAACTCCTTTTCTTTTTTAGAGAGTTGATGTTGTTTTGCATCAAGTAACCAAGCGTTTGGGGACCAACCATTATTTTCTTCTTGTTCTTTCTCTACGAGTGATTTTAACTCTGTAATCTCAGACTTTAATGTATCAATATTGCTTCGAAGAGAAACTATTTTTAATTCTTTTGGTTTTGCTTTCTCTTTTGCTTCTTTTTGAATATTAAGAATATCATCAACTCGTTTTTGAGCAACTTTCAGTTCCTCTTCTGCTATTTTTTTCTCTTCTTGAATCTTTTGAATAACAGCCGCTTTTTGAGCACTAGGAGATTCAGCCTGTTCTTTTGTAGCTTTATTAAGACGTGAATTAATTGAATTAAGTTCATTTTGAGCTAATACGAGATTAGTCTTTGCCCCTATTCTTTCTCTTCTATTTATTTCATCATTAATTTGTTTGTTCAAAGAAAGATGATCCATGAGTTTCAATGTCTCAATATCCATATTAGAGAAAACAGTTGGCATTAAAGCTTGAAGTTGCTTATATGCTTTAACTTTATCATATTGTGTTGAATTTTCATCTTGTATAACAGAAACAAGGCTATTGGTTTTACTCTTCAATTCGTCTAATTGTCGAGTCTGCTCCTCAATAAGTTTATTATATCTCTTTTGTACCCTTTCTGCTTCTGTTTCTGCGGTAACAACTTTATAAATTGCATATCCAAGTCCAGCAAATGCAGCAGCAGCTAATACATAAGGATTAGTTAGCATTGCTGCAGCATTCTTTAATTGAGCGATAGTTTGAGCTTTTAGAGCCTTTGTTAACAGGACGCGAGTAGACATATTTTTCACTATAGCACCAGTTTCGGCATCATAAAAACCTTGCGAAAGTACTAATTTCCCTATTTCGATTGTGCGCTGTTTATTAACAATAGCCGTAACTGTTGCATATACTTGTTTAGCGGTACTTATAGCCAAAATACTTCCTTTATATCCAGCGAGAGCCGTAGTAACGGTAACTATTAGGGCACCAATAGTTTTTAATGATTCCTGTGCATTTCCATTATCAAATGCCTTATTTATTGATTGTGCGGCACTTGATATTTGTTTTAAAATCTCTTTTCCAAGGGGACGAAGGGTAGCTGTTATATTATTTCCAAGTAGTTTCATTTGATTTTCGGCAGATGAAGCCATTTCTTTAAAGGCTGCTTCTGCTGCACCGGCAGAATTATTAACTTCGTCTAGATCGGAAGCTGCTTCCTTGGCCTTTTCACCAGTAAGCATTAAAGCGGCTTGGAGTGCTTCATCGGTACCCAACAATTCTTTCATTTTGGTTGATGAACCACCTGCTTTGTCATAAATAAGTTGTAATGCTTCTTGGAAAGTACGTCCTTTGAATGCAGCGTCTCCCAACTGGTTGGCTGTACCTAAGATAGCAGCACGTATTTTCGTCATTGCTTCCGAAGTGGGAACACCTTGTTTAGTGATTGATGCTACTGCGGCTAGAACCTCTTTTATATCAATGCCAAATGATGCAGCAATAGGCGCTGCCTGGGCTATACTTTTGCCTAGTTGACCGAAATCTGTCTTACCTAATCGAACGGTGGTAAATAACTGGTCTGAAACTTCCTGGGCTTTAGAAGCATCCAATTTATAAGCATTTAGAACTGTAGTTATAGCATCTGCTGCAGTAGCAGTATCGGTTACTCCACCAACGGCAGCTTTTGCAGATGCTTCCAATACTTTCATTCCGTTGGCTCCGTCATGTCCGGCAGATACGATCTGATAGAGAGCTTTGGCTGCTTCGTTTGCTTCAACGGGAATAGTACGAGTTATCTCCATAACTTGATTCATGTAATCCGTTAAGCTGCCTTTAATTCCATTTGAAAGAGTAGCAACTTCTTTCATGCTTTGTTGAAACTGTTTTTCAAAGTCGTATGCACCTTTGGCAGCTCTGGCAAATGCGATACCTGCACTAATGCCGATCCCACCGAATACATCGAAAGCGGTAATTTCACTGGCCATTGCCTTAATGATTCCCATTGCTTCCTGACGCCCGGAATACAGTCCTGAATTATCTATGCCTGTAGCGAAATATAACGCACCATCTTTATTTTGAATACCCATATAGCATTTATTCTTAAAATATAAAGAGAAGTCAAAATTTGGCTATATCGAGAAGAATAAGCATCTTTGCAGTGTTCTAAGACCAAGGAACAATTTTTGATAAATGCTTTGGGGAGTTGATAAGCTTAGAAATACAATATAAGGCTATCAATTCCCTTTGCTACATAGTCCCAAAGCATTTGAAAGATTATGTTCCTTGGTCGGAATAAAAGGGAAAAGATAGCCTTTTCTATATATATAAATCACTATTCATTAGCGCCATGACCAAGGAAAATGAAAACGTACCCGTAGTGAATAAAAGTAGCTACACACAAGAGGAAATCAATGCCGCCTACGAGAAGGGCAAGAATGAAGGAAGAATTGAAGGAATGCTCGCCTACCAAAAGAGATTGATTGATAATCTAAAACGAGATAATGTATCTCTCAATCAGAAGCTCCAAGATATAAAAAAATAATCCCCCACATCTTCACAGATACAAGGGACTAGAAAACACACTCTAAATCAATTTAATAAAAAAACAGTCAACCTAATATATAAACACAATGGCAAATTACTTTATCTTTTGACTTTCCCGTTAATATCATAATATCTTTTCATCCGGATCTTCTCGTTTGGATTATCAAAACTTGGTAGCTCTATCCATTCATAGTCTCGTCCTTCGACTTCTCCGTCTTCATCAGTCGTTTTATTTCGCTCCCTCATTACAAAGGAGTACTCCTGAAGCAATATCTCTATTAATCCATAGCTACTATCCAGCGTCTCATTAAAAGTCAATCCTAGAGCTTCTTTTACAATAACTAAGAATCTACTTTGGTTGTATCCTTCCAGCTTTGTAGATTTTTCCGAGCGGCTATTATCTCCGTCTCTCGCAATGGGCTCACGTTCCGAAGCATCGTGATAGAGGTACAAAAAGGGTGATATCCTATTCGATATATAATTGCATTGAATAATATGCGTATATCTTCCCATGTGGAATTGTCTGCAAGAGCTTGTTTAAACCATTTTGGCGGATCACTTGGCTTATTATGAATACCTAAGCATACGATATCAAGAAGCAGTTCTCCGTACTTATCTATAATTTTGGGAAAATCTTCTGGCAGCTCTCCCTTTTTTACAATCATCCTATCAATATCTTCTTTTTCAATTTCAAGAAGAAGCGGACGAATTTTAAACCATGTCCGGACGGTGATAGGCTTTATTACAATACAGTCTCCGGGGTTCTTCCCTTCAGGGATAGAATCTCGGTTTGTGAAATCAAATGGAATCTTGACAGGCTGGCCCGTTACAGATTCCGATTCTTGCTGAAATAAGTTTTTTATACTCATAAATTTCATCAAGGAGCCTAGCCCGTTGTACTTCCAAGCAATATTTCCGGTTATTCGCGACTAACCCTCAATACTTTCGGCTCCATCCTTCAAATTGTTTGTTCCTGTAGGTGGATTCGAACCACCGGTCTCTACTAACAATGTAGTGCTTTAACCGACTTAGCTATACAGGAAGCCTTTTTACTCTTCAGCTCCGCCAACGACAACTGCTACGACTTCACGCATGAAGGCTGTCTGTTTCTTCCCGGCTGCCGTGATGGCCGCTTGCACATATACGCGTACAAGCAATAACTCTGCCTGTTCAGAACCAGGAGCCTGTGAAATCTTGGACATAACCTTTCCATTAACAATGGTATAGATTACTTTTTTACCGGCTTTAGGCACCGTTTCACACTGGAATGTCTTCGATATATAAGGGACATTGATTGGCTTCTTCCAGATGTTTTTACCGCCGGTTACGTCAATCTCACCACCCGCCAACTCTTTGAGTACTTCGTTAGAAGGGGTAGGAATAGAGAACTCAATATAATCTGTTGTATCTTTTACGAATTCAACAAACAAAGGTTCATCGCTCCCTTCCGTTTCAACCTTTATCTCCTTTGGGTCTGCAAAGTTGAATGCAACACTTCCTTTTGTCGGAAGAGGGAATTCTTTGAGGTCCGCCCCAGGAACACCGTCACCGACTGTTCCGAATTTAATACTGCCTACGCCCATAGCGATAGGTCTTACTTCTCCTGCCATAATTATTGTTCTATTAAAATTTCTAATCTAATATTTGTACAAGCAAAGCCCTCTTTCAAGTCCGGCATTGGAACACTCCAGAGAACTGTCACTTCTTTACATGTACCGTCATTGCTATTGATTGAATCAAGCGATTTCCTTACCTTACGCCTAAGTTCCTTCATGCGCTGACGTCGGGGCATGCCGTTTTCATTCAAAGGGACAAAGATATTGACGTTAACAGGCACTTTATTAATGAAGTCGAGCTCATTCAATTGCAGGTGATTGATAACGATATGCTCATTAGTAACACCCGCTTCTGATGCATCCTTGTAAATCACAATATCGGTACCCGCAGCGGCCACAGCATCATAAACTATATCTACAGCGTCGAATTCATCCATAATCAAATCTTGCTAAAAATTGACTTCAATGTATCTCTTAGATACTTCTCACATTGCGTATTAGCTCCTGAAACGACCTCATACCCTTTAGCTTCCACGGCTGCCGCATACTCCATTCCTGCAACACCAACCAACACATAACCGCCAGTATGAGAAAGAGAGACTTCTTCTGCAAGCCTACGACCTTTGTACTTACCAGTTGTCTTGTCAGTTCCCTTGTCGCTCTCCTTAAGGTTTTCTGTAACCACTTCTCCGTCTTTGGCTATTATATATCCGATAGAGCTTCGAAGATTGCCCGTTTGGTCTTTATATGAACCACTCCGGCGGGCTACTTCTATAAACTTCTCACCACCTGCCTGCAGGAATACAAGCATCTTATCTTCCGCTTTTCTTTGAAAGTGATTGAGCCAACGTTCTAGTGACTGATGGTCGAAAAGAGGTGTCATACCATTTCTCATACATTAATTATTGAATGTGATTGATAAGGTTCCCAACAGATAACCGGTACATCAATACCCTTTGATTCGACTTTCAAACGCAAAAATTTACTACCGGCCGGTGGCTGCATTTTGGTATAGAAATAGCCATGCACTTGCGCTTCATCACCAGCCGAATTACGCTTGAGAACGATTCTTCCATCGCTTACCGGGTCATAACGTCCGGAGACAGATATTTCAACCGGTATTCCCGGAACCCATTCACCGTCAACAAGCCGCCCTTTAGCAGACATAGTTACTATCGCTGTATGTGGATACCGTTTTACCATCTGTTCCCTGCCCTTCCCTTGATAATGATTCGTTTCCCAAGCTTACCAGCCTTCTCCGGTTCCCCATTCTCTATATACAACTGCTTTGCAGTCTGGATATAGAAAGAACGGGGATGAGTAACAGAAAGCTTATTCTCACTGAAATCCTGTGAGTTTACCATCATGGCATACGTATCAGCAACGCAAAGACCGACTTGCTTCATGTTTTCAGCAGTACATTCCGCTTCGGGATTAATACCGCGCTTTACAAAGACTACCTTTTTCAAAAAGCCTTCCATATCCTCAATAGAGGGATATTCCAGTATTGTTTCTCTGATTGTTGCCATAATAGATGATTAATAACCCTCTTCGTCTGTTTTTTCAGTATCTTCGCCTTCCGTCCATGACTGGCCATCAGTTTTCATGATGTACATTGCATCAGGGTCATTGATTACCGGAATAGCGTTAGCTTCCGCTTTAGTCCACTCTTTGAACGGTTCCAGCTCAGACCACTTGCTGATAAAAACAAAGTCTTTTTTCAACGTGGAAGCTTTCTTCTTGTATTCAACAGAATGCTCTGCTGCAATAGGGCCATGCTGAATGTCACCACACTGCAAATCTTCCAAGAAGCAGATATTAGCAGCTTCCCATGGATTAATCGTAGTACGTTGATGAGCAGCATTCTCAATACGAACAGACGGACTTACAAGAACAATCTGGACACCTTCCGTATTCTCTTGGGCGGCAAGATACTCATTGATAACTTTCTTGGAGATAGTCAGCTTTTCTTTCTGATTAATCCAGCCCCTAACCTTTTCGATAACAGCCTTCTGCTTCTTCAATAGAGCAAATCTATCTTTGCGCATTACTACGTATTTGATAGTGACACCCTCGGCAGAAGCGGTAACTACGGTATCCTCAATATCCTGCAAGCCGTCGGCCGTTGTAGACTTAGACCAATCCACAGCAGCAACCTTCTTGTTTTCATTAGGCATACCACAGCCCACAAATTCTTCAGTAACAATACCATTGTTATTGTTTGAATTGAGGACGAATCCACCTTTAGACATCAACTGCATACACCACCATTCGAAACGACCACGAACAGCGTTATATACGAAGTCCTGGTCTTTGAACGCAAGGTCAAGAAGTGATTTCAAATCTGAATCGCCTTCACAATCACGGCTGAGTTGCTGGTATTCATTCCAATCACTTTCGTTCATACCGCGCTTTACAGCAGTCTTAGGAATATCACCTGACATCTTACCGATAACTTCACGTTTCTTTTGCGGTGCGGAAGAATCGAATGAAATAACGTCAGCGATAACCGGTGCACCTTTCTCACCTGTAAGAGTCTCCCATTTCAGAGAGTTCTTCTGCTTTACACCGAAGAAATTAGGGAAGAACACCGGCTTAACCTTACGCGAGTTAAGGCGGGCGCCCATATTCTTACGGTTCACTTGTTTAATTAAACTTCTTTCCATATATAGTTATGAATTAATGGATTACACAAAACGGATAAAGTGAAGCAACGCCTTCATCGCTTCGTCAATTGGATAAGGCATTACTGCCTCATTTACAGTACCGCGTACTAGGAGTCCGGATTGCTGGTTAGCAACTGTTACATCGACCTTGTTCATTGTGATAACTTCCGGTACATACTTGAACTTAGCGGCTTTTGCAGCAGCTTTAGCAGTTACAAGCACTAACACATCATCTACTTTCGCAGCCCCAATCGGACCGGCAAGAGTTATTGTGTCATAGGCCGGGGCGGTCTTGTCGATTGCGGAGATTACATCGGAAGCTCCAGTTAAAGCACCGCCGATTGTAACCGCTTCCCCAACTTTAAACACATGATTCTTTGCTACCTGAATAGCCACCGCATCGGCAGCAGCTACAGCCGTAACTCTTCCAGTCTTAACAATATGATAAAGACCGTTAGCGTCCTTACCCACCATAACAAGCGGAGGAAGTTCATCAATGATTCCCTTCAGTTCCGCACGAGCAATAGTTCCACCGCCCTGAATGTCCTCGATAATCTTTTCGATTCCGGGGGCATACTGAAATTCACTTTGCTTTTTTCTGAACATAGCTTTTAATTATTAATTATTATTCTTCAAGTCCAAGGCTGGCAGTCCCGTTATTAGCACCTTCCTCGTCCTCCATTAGTTCCAGCCATTCTTTTTCTGAACGTTCTTTGGGCTTGTAGGAATTAGGCTTGTAGCCACCGCCGGCGACCTCATCATCTATTACCGACTGCCTGATTTCAGCGTATTCTTCTTGCAACCCTTTAATCTGCTCTTCGATAGAAGTTTCAGAATTGACATCAATACGATTGAACCATTTATCAGGAAGCTTCGCTTCTGCAAACAGTGTTCTGGCGGACGCCTGTTTTGTAGAAGTTGTTAGTGTTGAAGCGACAGTCGAAACAGATGCGGTCAACTCGGAAATTTGCTTCTGTTGAGCTTTCAACAACTTAACAACAGAAGCAGGCAAACCTTCGAAATCTTCGTCCTCATCATCTTCTTCGGATTTTGCCGTTTTCTTTGTCTTTTTAACCGGTTTGATAGGTTTACCGTCCTTCAGACCATTATTCTTCTC